CCGTGGTGCTGACCGAGACAGTGCCGCCCGATAGCCAGTTCTCCGAATGCGCGATACGCGAATGCGTTAGCGGCTCATCGGCTGCGGGCTTCGTGTAGCTGGCAGGATAGATGACAGTCATACGAGCCTCAATGTAGCGCCGTCCTCGACGGCCATATTGATCGCGTTAATAAGGTCTACCACTTGATCTCGCGAGAACATATCCCCGCCTGTAAGCTGAATGGCGACGGCGGATGACGTGCTAGGCTGTTCTGCTGTTGCCGCTGTTGCGGTGCTGGTGCCCCCGCCTGCTGATGCGGACCCGCTTGCGCCGATGCTCTGGATCGCTTGAACCGCCTGCATGCCCTGCGCCAGGAAGGCCGCATAAGCAGCGATCCGGCCCGGAATGGTAACGGCCTCCGCCGCCGCCTTGGACGCGGTTTCATATGCCGCAATCAAGGCCGCCGCCGCCGAAAGTCCGGCCTGGACCTTGAGCATTTTTTCCCCGCCCGCCTCGGCAACACCGGCCAATTCGGAGAACATGCTGGACAACTCACCGAGGCGCGCCGACCGCTCCGCCCGCGCCAGCCTAGCCATGTCCTCAACGTGCTTCTGCTCATTGTCGAGCTTCAGCCTGTTGTATTCCTCTTGCGTCAGCAGTTCGGCCTGTAGCGCCTCGTCCAAGAGCGCTTGCCTGTTTTCATACTCAATGATCTGGGCTTCGGTCTCGGATAGGCGGAACTCTTCCAGCAGGACTGAAGCCTCTGCCAGGCTCTGACGAAGATCGGCCAGCGGATCGCCGGAAGACCCGCCCGTGGTATCGTCCGTCAAAGGCATGTCCGCCGGAGGCACGGACACGGGGCTGGGGGCAGTCACCCCGGGGATGGATGGGACGTTATCCTCGCCAAGATTATACAATGTATCAGTATCGGGATCATAAGTCATTGTGCCCGTCCCGGACGGGTCTCCCTCACCGGGACGGCGCGCGACATCCTCTTGCAGCCGCGCGGCTTCCTCCTCGCTAGGGACTGCCACAGAGCTAGTGTCTATGCCACGCAGCCGGTTGTATGCCTCAACGCCATTCGTGATAGTGGTGATTAGCCCAGAGACGGCGGGAACAACCGTTCCAGATATGAACTCCACCAGCGCTAACAACTCGTCCTTGTTGTCGAGAACAGCGGCTGTTAGCTGCTTCTTGATGGTGTCGCTCAATTCCCCCATCTCGCGACCGAGATCGCGCGCGCCGTCAATTGCGTCTTGATCGAGAATGCGCCCCGAACGCAGCGCCTCATCGCCCAAGTCCTTCATCGCCTTGCCGTTGTCTTTCAGCAGGGGCAAGAGCGCCGTAGCGTCGTTTGCAATGGCCTCCATGTAAAACGTCATCTCGGACTGCGACAGGTTCGCCGCCTCCAAGCTGTTGACGTAGAGCTGCAACGCTTCCGGACCGGACAGCCGCGCGAATTGATCCGCAGTCACCCCCACCTTCGGCGCGATGTTCTCGAAGAAGTCAGCCATCGGGCCGCCGCCCGTTTGCAGGAAGTCACCGACCTTATCGTTAACGTCCTTGATGACGTCCGCGACCTTATCAATTTCAAAGCCCGCAGTCTTCGCCCCAGCCGCAAATAGCTGAAGCTCTTCAGCACTCACGCCCGCGACATCCGCCAGCCGACCGATCTCCGCCGCCGATCTGGTCATATTCGCGATGGCCTGCACGCTAAACGCCGCAGTCAGTATCGGGGCAAGCCTCTTTGCCGCCGCGCCCAATGTGTCGAAATGTCTGCTAGTCCGGCCCAAGTCAGACCTTGACCTGCGCTCAAAATCCTGAATGCGGCGCTGCGCCCGTTCCAGTTCTCGACGCAAATCTGCGGTCTGCGCCGAAAGGATGATGTTTAGCTGTTCAGCATTAATCGCCATCGACGCGCCTCACAAGGTCTCGGTATTCCTCAGCCGTCATAGCGTCAGCCCCCGGACCCTTTCCTTGATGCACCTTAGCCCATCTGCCGAATATATCCCATGCATCTCTTGGAACCATATCACGCATTGCGTCAGGCTGAATTCCAATCATCAAACCGCTCACGACCATACTGCGCACGTCTAGTCTTCTGGCGGGCTTGCCTCGGGCTTTTTTTTTGACGCCTCCGCCTGCGCCTCATCGACCGCATCAGGCATGAACGCAACGCCCACCACGGCCTGAGCTATGGCATACATCCTGTTTAGATCGGCAGGCGTGCATCGCGACATAACCGCGTCCGCCTCGTGATCCTTCATCCCGCCGCCCACCAGAGCCAGCGCCAGAATATCCCGAACCTCCCGGCTATGCGGCCTGGTGCCCCTACCGAAAAGACCGTCGAAAAGATCGAAGATACCTCGGTGCTTGTCCTCGAAGCGCTCGATCTCACGATTGCGCAAGAGGAACACATGGGAGGCGTCACCGAGATATTCGACGACACCTCCCCTTGGGGCTTCAGCCGTGATCGCCATTAGGCCGCCGTGAACGTGACAGCGCCGGTGCTGGACAGCGACAGCGAGTAGGTGACGCCGCCCTCAGTCTCGCCGCCGAACTCTGCGCTATCGATCCGGAATGCTCCGGCATATGTCCCGAAGTCAGGCACGACGATCTCAAAATTGGCCTGATTATCCGCCTGCATAAGGACGGTATTCATTCGAGCCTCGGCAGTGCTGTCCTCGAAAAAACCGTCGCCGCTCACGGAGACGTTCTTGACGCCCGCAAGGGTCTCGGTCCAGTGCGCCCCGCCAGGCGAATTGCAATCCGCCGTCGTCACATCAATCGACGAATTGTTCACAGTCAGCGTCTTTGAGTTCAGGCCACACAGATTGGAAAATACTTCCGGATCTGCTCCATCCCCGATCTTAACGAGCAGGGCGCGTCCAAGTTGTTTAGCCATGATCGGCCTCCATCATATGCGCTTGCCCACGGCGCGGGGAGTTAGGCATTTGCTTCAAGCATTGCCTGAAGAACAACGACCGCCGTATGCCCGCGCCCTTCCGGATCGCGCTGCACGGCGTAGTTCTCAAAGATCATCTCGACCAGATTGTGACCCGATACGGTGATCGCCGCCTCTTGACGGTGCAAGGCCGCCTGTATCGCCTCGGCCATCCGCGCCGCTTCCACGCGTCCTGATGCGCTGCGAGAATGGCATTCAAAGCTGACAGTCACCAAAGCGCCCTCCGTCGTATCCGTGTCAAACGCTTGGGTCTCAATCGCTAGGAAACGGATATACGGGAACACAACGTCCTGCGGAGGCTCATCGTAAATACGCGCCGAAACAATAGCAGACACGCCCGCGTTCGCGGCAAGAGCCGCCCGCAAGCCCTTCTGCAAAGCCAGCGCGAAACGATCAGCCATTCATGGCCTCCTTGATCGCCTTTTTCAACTGGCGGCTAACGGCCCGCGCGTGTCGCTGCTTTACAAACAACATAACGGTTGCGCGGGTCTCGAAGCCGTAGCGCATGTTGCCCCAGCCATAGTTGATGGAATTGGCCGCCAAGCCGTCGCTGTCCTCGCCCCCGTAGAAGTTGATAAACCCGAGGATGTCACCATTCGACGAATTGACTTGGACGTTGCCGCTAATCCCCGACTTGAATTCGCCGGTCACATCCGGCGCAACAGCGCGGGCCTTGGTGACGCCATATCGCACTGTCCGCTCGACTGACCTCTTGAGCGCGTCATGCGCTTGATCCGGGAGATCATCTAGCTGGCGAAACAGGCGCTGCACTCCTTCAATCCTCATGCCGCCACCCCGCGCTCCAACCGGAACTCAAGAACCGTGTTCTTGCGGTCGATCTGCACAAGCCCTTTGATTGCCCAAGTGACGCCGCGAACGATCACGCGATCTGCGGTAGTAATGCCTTGCGTTGTGCTGTCGCTGCGAACGCGCAAGGTCGCAAGCCCGGCGTTTGCGATAGCGCCGCCCTCAATAGCTTCCTTGCCCGTGGTCTCGCGCATGTCCGCCCAGCGCGTCACCAAGGACGCCCATCCGGTGTAGACTTTGCCGTAATCGTCAACCGAGCCTTCGGAAAGACGCTGGAATTCGGCACGCTCGCGATATTGACCGGCCTTAACCATACCAGCACCGCCGGTGCATATCCACGAGCATGTCGAAGCCGTAGGGGATGTTGCTCAGTTCATCCATCGCGGTGTTTTCGCGGTTGTCATACCAATGTCCGACCAGGAGCATTAAGGCATGCCGGATCGTGTCCGGAATGTCCGTCGTCGCCTCGCCATATCCGATGGTATATTCGATGCGGATAGCGTCCGCCCGATCCTGCGTCACCGGCCAGGTGAAGCCCTCAGCAGGCCCAACGTATGAGGCGAAGGACGTCCCCGTAACCTCGTAGTTGCCTAGCGTATCGGTCTGGAGATCGCCGTCTGTGTCGTAGTATTTGACCGCGTTAACCTGAATAACCGGACCGAGGAGCAGCTTGACCGACTGGGGCGGGGTGCTACTCACCCACTGCCCCCACTTCTGCGAGATCATCGCGTGGCCCAGAGCGCCCGTTACGTCCGTGTAAGCGACCGCCACCGCGATAAGGCGCGTCAGCAAGGCATCGTCGTCGGTATGCTCGACACGAAGCTGCGCCTTCACCTCCGCCAAGGTGATGGGCGTCGTCGCAGGCGCGTCGATCAATTCCAGCGCATCGTGACAGGCCAGCGGCTTAACCATTGGTTACTCTTCTTTCACCGCGCGCCGAACAGTGCGCTTGACGGCTGCGCGCTCTACCCTTGACTTCTCGACCGGCTCGGCAATGCCCGCCTCAATGAAGCGAATGGCCTCAGCCTCATTGCAATCAATCACGTCGCCAGCGTTATGCGAAAAATTGATGCCAGCCATTGAACTCAGCAGTTTAACCTGGGGCATGGTCGCCTCCTTCAGATGGAGAAGCAGGGCGACACGCGCCGCCCTGCCTTGGATCGGACCTTACTGGGCCGCAGTGATCAGGTGCTTGATCGCTGCGGTGTTGGTCAGAACACCGTCGAAGCGGATGTAGCCCAGAATGCCGAAGTCCGGGGCGAAACGCTCGCGCGCCACGTAGAGCGAGGGAGCGCCGACCTTGCGGACGTAGAATTTCGACATGTCACCGAATAGGATGACCTTCTTGGCCGCAGCCAGGCTGTCCATCGCCTGATTGACCACCACGTTGTATCCCAGCAGGTTCTGCGGGATACCGGCCTGATAGTTGCCCATCTGCCAGAGGTAGTTACCGTTGCCATCCTTCAGCTTGCGAACGGCAGCGAGCGTGCTGTCATTCATCATGATGGCGGT